GGAGCGTCGTAGACGGCCGCGTAGCCGGTCAGGCGGTTGCCGTCTCGCTCGAAGGACGTGGTGCGGACCTCAAGCATCCTCGGACTCCTCCCCGGCGTTGTCCGGGCCAGTGGAGGCCGCTGCGCCGCCCGGCATGGAGACGGTGGGCTGGTCGAGGCCCGACATGGGCGGCAGGCCGACCCGGCGGCGGGCGTCGTTGGGGCTCATGATGCCGGCGAGGACGAGCTTCGCCAAGGCCTGCCCGGCGTCCTTCAGGTTTCCGCGGAGGATCAAGTCCTTGTCGAAGCACAGGCGCTCGCCGGGCGCGAGGAGCTTGCGCTCGATCTCCGCGCTCCAGGCCGCCGACCACATGGAGAGGCCGCTGTCCACGTAGGCGCGGGCCGTCTCGACCTGCGAGGCGAGCGCGCCGCCGCCCTGCTGGAAGAGCATCTCGGGCGGGATGCCGAAGGCGCGGGCGATTTCCTGGATGCTGAAGCGCCGGGACTCCAGGTTGGTGCTGGAAGTCTCCTGGCTGATGCGCTCGGCCTTCATGCCTTCGCGCAGGATCAGGGGCCGGGAGGCGCCTTCCGGGTTCGCGTGCATGGTCTGCCAGGCGTCTCGGATGGACTGCACGGCCTGGTCGCTCATGGCGCCGGGGTGGCTGAGGCTGATCTTGCCCGTCGAGCCGGTCTTGACGAGCGCCGAGTGGGCCGCGTCCTGGTCGGCGGCGAGCTGCATGGCGTGGGCCGTGGCGTCGAGCGGGGACACGAACCACGCCGGGAACAGGAGGTCCGGGTACGCGCCGATGTGCACCACCTGGTCGGCGGCGAGCTTCACGTCCTTGATCAGGTACTCGACGCCCTCGTCGGTCCACTGGGCGCGGGCAGCGCCGACGGGGATCGGCTGGAGCTCCGCGACGGTGCCGTCGCTGGCCCGGCGGATCAGCGCGAGGCCGTTGCCCGAGGTGAGCGCGCAGCTGGTGACGAACCGGCGGAAGTCGAATCCGGACTGCCAGCGGCTGGCGTCCCGATTCAGGAGCTGGGCGATGGGGTGGCCGTCGATGACGGTGCCGTCCTCGCGCTCCACGCGGATCGGCAGGCGGGCGATGTCGGTCGAAAGCAGCTGGACGGCACGCACCACCGCCGGGAGCGTCGATGGGTCCACGGTCGGCGTGGTGGCGCCGGACTGCCAGACCACGACGGTCGGCTTCACCGCGAAGATGCGCGAGAACCACGTCACGCTCCGGATGGAACGAATGTGCCCCCAGATGTCAAGCGGATTTCAAGAGAGTGGCACGATCACCCGATGGGGCAGGCGCTGTTGGCAATGCCGCTCGCCTCGCGCACCTGGTGGTGCTCCATCAGGATCGCGGCCATGTTGCCGGCGACCACGGCGTCGGTGTTGCCAGAGCTGCGCCCCTTCACCGGGCGGATGTTGCCGACGTTGTCCTTGACCAGCCGCACGGCGTTCAGCGCCGCCCGAAGGACCGGATCGTCCTCGTAGCAGAGCTGGCGGCTCTTCAGGAGGTCGCCCCACAGCTTCCACGCCGGGGCCATGGTTCGGATCGACTGGTCGATGGGCACGATGGGCCAGCCTCGATCCTGCCAGCGCTTGACATCCCGCGCCTGGCTTGGGTGCGGGTCCACGCCGATCTTGCGGATGTCGTAGCGGGCCATCAGCGCCTCGATCTCGGCCTCCACGATGGTCATGTCGTGGTACTCGCCGGGCATCCGGCGCAGGAACCCCTGCTCGCACCACTGCCCGAGGGGGTTGCGGCACCGCTTCTCGTCCAGGGCCATGTCGAGCCCGGCCCACCAGGAGACGTTCCGGGCGCGCAGTTGGGGCCCGTCCACGACCATCAGGCACATGGTGGTGAGGTCCAGCTGGGGTCCGTAGCCGCCTCGGGACAGGTCCAGGCCGATGACGGCCGGCGCGCCCTGGAGCCGGGACCAGTCGCAGGGCTGCATCTGCCGCTCCAGCACCGACAGGTCCACGTCCGTGGTCGCGATTTCGTGGTAGCGACACGCAAGCTGCGTCTCGAACTCCGCGATCTGCTCGGGGTCGCCCGACTGGAGCATGGTCCGCGCCGAGAGCTCCAGCTGCGTCGGGTCGATGATGGTGCCGAGCCCTGGGTGCGCCTTGCCCCACGTCGTTGGGTCGGCTGCCTGGTCATCCTGCTCGAGCCCGTAGAGCATCGGCCACCAGCCGGCCGGGTATGGGCTGCCGTCCGCGATGGAGCGCTCCAGCTGGTCCCAGTAGCCCCAGATCGGGCGGGTCTTCTGCTCCGGGTCGGGGGTCGTGATGGCGAGGAGCTGGCTGGTGGCGAACTTGGCGAGGCCCGTCAGGAGCCGGCCGAACGCCTTGTCCATGCGGGCGACCTCGTCGGCAATGACCATGCGCGTGGTCAGGCCGTCGAGCGCCTTGTCCGTGCATGGGAGCGACAGGTAGCGGTTGCCGCCATGCACTACGCGGCCGGGATGGGACGGGTCGGTTCCACCGCGCACCTTCCACTCGTCCCCGCCAAGGTTGCTCGACATGGTCTGCATCCGCTCGAAGGTCTTCTGCGCGAGCCGGCCGTCCGGGGCCACCGAGCAGAACTCCAGCCGAGTCTCCGGGTCGCGCATCGCCGCCATCAGCAGGCTCGCCGCGAACTCGGTCTTGCCGTTGCCGCGGGCGACCGCCAGCAGCAGCGCCTTCGTGGCGGGCGTGTCCGAGCGCCTACCGTCGATCACCCGCCGCCTGGCGAGGAGGACCATGGCGACCATGCACTGCCAGGGCATCCAGACCAGCGGCTGCCCCGCCCCGGCCTCGGCGCCCTGCCCGCACTTCAGCGCGAAGGCGCGCGCGTCCTCGGCCCGCTGCTCGTCCCACCAGACCGAGTGCGCCGCCGGCTTCGACCGCTCCTCAAGGTAGCGGCGGCAGGCGTCGCGGACCCGTGCGTTGGCCGCCGTGGAGCCGTCCAGGACGGCCTCCGCGTAGGCGTCCGCCTGCTGGGCGCATAACGGTGGCTTGGGGCGGTGCTTGCGCGCCCCTCTGGTTTTGGCGGTTCCCCCAACGCGGTCCCCAGAGGACCGAGGGGGGCTCGGCCCCGAAGGGGGGGTGCCCATTTCCTCGCACGGTGAAGCAGATGCTTCACCCTGCTCTTTCGCCTGCTTCGCGCGCCGTCTTCGCTGCATGGCAGTCCTTGCACAGGCTTTGGAGGTTGTTCCACTCGTCCTTCCCACCTCGATGCAATGGCACGATGTGGTCCGTCTCCAGCTGCGCGATGGTGCCGCAGTTGGCGCATTGCAGGTTCACCTGGCGATAGTGCCTTTGCCTGCGCCAGTTGCGCACGGGCTTGGCCACTTCCAGCCTGAACGGTTCGCCCAGGCTGCCCTTAAATCGCCACCTACGCAGCGCCACGCATGGCCTCGCAGAAGCGGTCATCGTCCTGGTTGCGCCACGCGATGAGCCATGGCCCATGGTCCTGCCTGCAGACCACCACCGGGATCTTGCCCTCGTCAGCGTCGCGGATGGCCTGTTCCATGAACCCCTCGACGGCCTTGCACTGAGGCGCACGCTCTGGGAGCACGGTTTGCTCCCTCACGCGGTGCAGGTTCGAAAGCAGGCAGAAGAGCATCCCGTCGTTGGTGATGCTCAGCACCTGCTTCTCTGCCCTGCGCTGCCAGTGCGTGAGCCGGTGGCGACGCACCTTGACCTCGACGTGCAGGGCAGAATCGCCCTGGACAGGCTCTAGGTCTGCCTTGGCCTTGCCCCAGCGCTGGGCCGTGCGACGCCACTCGACGCCCGTGCACTCGGTCAGTACCCGTGCAGCTTCCAGCTCGCCTCGCGATCCCTTTGCTCGGCTGTTCATGGCTTGAGCTCCCGCAGCTTGTGCCTGCCGACCTTGACGATCACGACCTCCTCGGGCCGGTCGTGCCTGGCATCGGGTTCGTGCTTGACCTTCACGTTCCACCCCCGCTTCATGGCGATCACGTTGGGGTCGAGGTTTCGTGCCTGCCCTGCCCAGCCGCAGACCTCGCGACGGGCCTCGTCGCGCTCGTCCAATGCCCTGTTCCGCTCGATGAGGAGGCGCAGGGCGTCATCCGAGAACTTCTCCTGCTGCGCCCTCGCCTCGTCGCGCTCGGCGGTGAGGCGGGCGATCTCGCGCTGCTGCTCAAGCACCTTCGCCGTGAGCGGGCCAAGGTCCGCGTTGCATCGTTCGTCGCTCATGCCGCCACCCCCCTGATCTTGTGCAGCACCACCGCCCGAACGTCACGGGCGCCTTCGAGGCTGTTCACGATGCGCTGGAGCGTGTCGTACGGCGCGTTGCCGGTACGCGCCCAGTTCAGGCACAGCAGACGCCACGCCGGCGGGATGTCCTCCCTGGCGAGGCCGTGCTGCTCCATCACCCTGGAGCAGACCCGGCGCTGGGCGTCGATGTCCGCCCGAGGGTCGCGGGCTCGGATCCTTCCGACCAGCTCATCGAAATCCTGCCTCCCCCCCGCTGCGGCGTCAGCCGCGCCTTGGTTAGGTTGGTGGTTAGTTCTATAGTTAGGATCCCTGTCGCTGGGAGCGACACCACCTGTCGCTGCCAGCGACACCACCTGTCGCTCAGAGCGACACGTACCTGTCGCTGCGGGCGACAGGTCGAGCATGTAGGTGAGCGCCTTCCCGAACCCCTTGGCGCGCACCACCTCCTTCTTCCGGAGCGACTGGAGCGCCTTGTTGACCGTGCTCCGGTGGAGCCTGGTCTTGGCCGCCAGCGCCGCCTGGGACGGGAAGATCCGCTCCCCGTAGTCGGCCAGGGCGAGGAGCACCAGCAGCTCGTCCGAGGTCAGGCACGGGGCGAGGCGGAAGACCTCACTGGGATGCGTCTTCGGCATCAGAACGGCACCTCCTCTCCCGCCGGATCGACCCAGCCGTCGTGCACCACCATGCCGTCGCCGTAGGGCTTGAGCTGGAGCACGATCTTCGCGCCCGCGTCGAACTTCACGGGCTCGAACGAGGTGAACCACTCGACGCCTTCGCCGGCCTCGATGCCGACTCGCCAGTACTCCTTGCCGGACTTGCTGGTCTTTGGTTGCACTCCTGCACAAACGCCGCGAAGCTCCTGAAAGGCCGGCGCGGACGCCTGCTTGCCTCCTGCGGGCTTCGACGCCTTGGAGGGTGCTGGCAGCGCCTTCGCGGGCGCGGGCGCCTCCTGCGCCGTCGTAGGCCCGTCCACAGGCATCTCCTCGGCGAACGACCCCTCGACGCCGATGAGCGAGAACGCCCAGCCCATCACGCCCTTCAGCGCGCGCCCGGTGGCGCGGGTTTGTGCCATTCCCATGCAGGCGAAATGGTCCGCCTTGCGCCAGCGCGGCTCGTCCAGGAAGACGGCCGACGTGCCCTTCGCGACCATCATGCCCGTCATGCAGTCGTAGACGCCGACGGTCGCCTCCCAGCGCGCCGGCAGCGCGCCCTGCTCCTCGATGAACTGGACCGACAGCGTGCCGGTCGTGTAGCCGAGCCCCGAGCCGATGGCCTGGCAGCCGGCGACCTGGAGGTACTCCTTCCCCTGGATCTTCACGACGTGCGACTTCTTCACGACGGGCGCGAGCACCCGGACCAGCTCCATGTTCGCGGTCGCCCGCTGCGTGGGCGTGAGCGCGCCCGTCGCGCTCGGCTGTAGCGTGAGGTCAGTAACCTGTGGCATGCGAATCTCCCCTGTCTTTGGGGGCGCCTGCCGGGGGTTCGACTCCCCTCGGCTCCATTCACTTCCAGGCGCCCGATGGTGCGTGTTATAGCACTCCATCGGGAAATGGAAGGATCCTTCCTCACATATTTTTACGCAGCTCCGAGGCGCAGCGCAGCCTGCGCCTTGCGGAGCGTCGGGTCCGCCGGGACGTAGTAGCTCTGGACGAGCACACTTACGTTCGCATGGCGTGAGAGCTTCGCCAGGTCAGCCAGGGGGACGCCTGCTTCGACGCAGGCGGTGATCCCGCCCTTGCGAAGCCGGTGGAAAGCGCCGCGACCAGCGACGCCGGCGGCCTCGAAGTCCTTCCGCAGCGTGTGGTGGCTTACCTGGACGGGGAAGATCCTGTCGCCCTCGCCGAAGGTCCGGGCGACGGCCAGCGCCGCCATGGCATCGTCGGACAGCGGCAGCACCGCCGCTCGACGGGCCTTCTCAATGGGCATCAGGAGAACCCGGTTCTCTTGATCGATGTCGGGCCAGGTCAGCGCCCAGGCTTCCGACACCCGGAGCATCGTCGCCCAGAGGAAGCGGTACACGGCCGAGCGGTAGATCGCGGTGCTGCGGCCATCCGGGCGCCCGTGGACCTCAAGCCGGCGCAGCACGGCCGCGAGCTGCTCTGGGCGTAGGCCGTCGGCCCCCTTCCCTGGGCGCGGCCGGCGCGACCGCACGGCCTTGGCGACGTTGAGCTGGACCAGCCCATGGGCGAGGCACCAGTCCAAATAGGCGCCCACGTGGGAACGCTTGTTCGCGGCGGTCTTCGCGCTTGGCTGGCTGTCCAGGAACGATTCGACCATCGGCCCGGTGATGTCGGCCGGCTGGGTGACGCCGTGCGCAAGCCACAGCGCCCGCACGGTTTGCGCGGCTTTCGACCTGTGAACGGTCGAATAGTCCAGCGCCTCCATGCGCTCCTCCCATCGTCGAATTGATTTGTCCACTCCGGCCCACCAAGGAAGTTTGCTACTTTACGACGATGCCAGATCTGTTGAGCACGGCGGAGGCGGCGCACGAGCTTGGCATCGCCGTGCGAACGCTGCTTCACCGTGCGTCGGTGAAAGGAATCAAGGCGGAGCGCCGAATCGGGAGTAACTACTTGTGGACCAGAGCCCAAGTAAAGGCGCTGTCCGTCGTCCGCCCGGTCGGCCGCCCGCGCAAACGTCGCGTCTAGGGGTGTTTACACTGTAGCATCAATGTTGCGGGGGTGCTACATATTTCTCCGGAGGAACTGAAGATGCAGGTCACTCAGGTTCAGCCAGACAACTACGCGCTCGACAACACGCCCGGCCCGGCCTGCTTCACCTACTTCGTCTGGGTGGTCGGCGGGTCGCTGCTGCTCTACGCCATCGTCCGCCTGGGCGTCAAGCACGGGATGATGGCCGCCCACCGGGCGCAATTCGCCCCAACAGCTTCCGCATCCAAGAAGGCGTAGCCGCGTTCAGAGCCGCCTGCTTCTGGTGGCACCCGCAGCCAGGGTGCTTCCTGACGCCGACCGCGTTCAGCGCCCCGGCGACGAGGTCGCCTAGGCCCGGATCTGCCGGCCGGTGCGCGGCCAGTCGGCGCTTGGAAAGCGGCACGTGACGCTCGGTCATATGCGCTCCAGCTCCCACATGACGCCGAAATAGATCCATTTCCCTGCCGTCTTGTTCTCGCAGGCGTATCGAAGGTCGGACGGCGGGCAGCCGTAGCTGCGGACTTGCGCCTGTCCGTCTGCCGCCCCATCGTCGTACTCGTACACGGTCCCAGTGAGCGAGTCGGTGCTGATTCCAAAACCTCCGGCCTGCCCGCCGAAGTTTGGTGAGAACGATCCGCCCATGCAGTTCGCCGGCGCCGTCGAGCACGTCGAAGGAGTGGTTACGTTGGTGGCGCTCGCCGTGACCGGATCCGGCGGCCAAGCGAGGGTAGGGCTTTGCAGCAGCCGCTGGGCCGTCTGGCGAAACCCGCTCCTGAAGGAAGTGATGTTTCCGGAGTGCCACTTTTCCGTTAGGTCGTTGAGCAGCGGTCCTTGCGGGTTCGAGTTGTTGATCCGCGACTCCCACGCTGCCAAGCCGGCGACCTGGTAGGACTCGAACTCGTCGCCTGCTGACCGGAGCTTTATCTTTGCTTCGTTGTTCAGCCCAGTACCGATCAGGTATGGCCCTTGCGGCGGAATCGCGCTGGCCGCTGCGTTCCTGAGCGCAACCGACGGACTCAGGGCAATGCGCCGGCCGACAAGTTCGGCGGTGCCGTCTATTGCGAGCCGAAGGCCTTCCATGGTGTAGGCGCCCAGCGCCCACTGGTGCTGAATGTTCCCGAGATCGTCCCGCACGATGCAGTCCGCAGCGGTGATCTCGACCGTCCAGTTCGCGTACTGGGCGGCAGATCCATACACACCGATGGCATTGACGTCGTTTGTGTAGCGCGCCCGCTCCCAGAACCAGACGTACAGGGCATAAGTGCTCGACGTGCTTTCCGCCCACGTGCAGCACGACTCGGGTCCGTTGCCTGTCGCGCTCGACACCATGTTCGGCACGGCAAGGTTCTGGAAACGCAGGCGGACGTGCGTGTAGGCCACCGTCAATCCGGTGACGATGACGCCAGATCCGTCATCGAAGCGCCAGTTCGTTGATCCATTCCAGTTTACTTGGTCGAGGTAATCAAGCTCCACCTGCTGGTAGAACTCGGACTTGTATCCCCAAGACCGAGATCCGGGCGTCGCAAGGCAGTTGTTTGAGAAGTTGCACACATAGCAAGGTGCAGTCCCAAGGGTGCGGGCGCAGCCGCACTGGCATGATGCCGGAGGCGTCGGCGTCGGCGTGGTGCAGGTGGGAGGAGATGTCGAGCCTACGTCGGTGTACCAGAGCTCCTCGTACTCCGAACTGCACTCGTCGCGGACCATAGTGATCCGCAGCTTGTTCAGAGGCGGCTCTCCGCTACCGTCCTGGCAGCAGCACGGAAGTCCCCTCACTTCGACTTCCGGCAGTACCAGAACCCGAAGCCGACGCCTATGCAGCCGAGCAGCAGCGCGAACCAGAGGGAGCCGAGGAACGAGGAAGCGTCAGCGAGCATGGCGGGCCTTCTTCTTGGGGTTGTTGCGGGCGTAGGTGATTCCGATGGAGCAGCCGCTTGCGAACGCCGCCAGCAGCGTGACGAAGAGCAGGATCGACGCTTGTTCCGTGGTCATTTCTTCAGCCTCTGGATGAGTGTGTAGATCACGCCGCCGGCGACCATGACCGCGCCGCCGATGGCTGCGTACTGGATCGTGGTAAGGAGCTGGGAGTCGCGGTCCTCCGCGCCGGGGAGAGCGGCGTGGACCTCGGCGGCGGCCGCCTGGATGGCGACCAGGTCTGCCTCCACGACGGCGAGGTGCTTCTGGGCGCTGGTGGCGCGGAGGCGGACGGTGTTCGTCTCCTCCGCGATGGTCGCGGTGGCCGAGCAGCTCGACAGCGCGAGGATGGCGACTGCGGCCTTCATGCCGCGTCCACCACCACCCACTCGCCGGCGGCCTCGTCCCACTCGTACAGGTCGCCGTCCTGCGGCATCGGGACGGGTGCCTTCCACTGGCAGGTCGCCTCGTCAAGGAGCCACGACGGGTACGGCTTCGGCGGGACGAAGGCGTCGAGGTCGGCGTTGTAGGTGTAGCCGATGCCCGCGAAGTTCTTCCGGATGCTCGCGCTGTACGAGGTCTGCTTCCAGTGGCCGCCGTAGGTGTCGGAGCACCACTGCTCGACGTTCGGTTCAAGGTCGTTCGACACGACGATGACGCGGATGACTCGGTCCCAGTGATCTAGTTCTGCTGCGTGTGCCATGTGGTTACGCCGTGTAAGAGCCGGATGCGTTGAAGGTGAGGATCGTGTCCGAGCCGCTGGTCGTGACGCTCGGGCTGCCGGTGGTCGTGCCGCTGTAGTTCGCGGTCGCCATGCGGAGGATCACCACGCCGGAGCCGCCGGAGCCGGCTCGTGTTCCGCCGGTTCCGGTGTTTGCGGAACCGTTGGTGTCGGTTCCTCCAACCAGAACACCACCGGACCCACCGACAGCTCGCGTCACGCTGGAGCCAGTAATGGATGAGGCCGAGCCAGATCCACCAGCTCCAAACGAAGAATTGCCTGTCGCTGATCCGCCAGCACCACCAGCGCCGCCGCCGCCGCCGCTCGGGAACGGCAATGCAAAGAAGCCACCATTCCCTCCGCCGGCGTTGCCTTGCCCAGAAGTTCCAGAGCCACCGCTTGAGGCTCCAGGATTTCCGCTCCAACCACCACCACCACCGCTTCCGCCGCTGCTGCCGGCGCCGCCGTTAGATTGTCCGCCCTTGCCGCCTCCGGTACTGGTAACTGAATCGAATACGGAGTCAGATCCGTTTGCGTTGCTGGTCCCGCCGACGCCGCCGCCTCCGATCGTAATTGTCTTGGCTCCGCTTCCAGGAGTCAGGGTCAATGTTCCAGCGCGATAGCCGCCTGCCCCGCCACCACCGGTGCCCCCTCCTCCCCCGCCTGCGATGACGAGGTAGGTAATTTCATATGTACCCGCCTGCGTGGTCGCGTTCGCCGTGTACCACGCCGAGTCGTTGGTCCCGTTGTAGGAGTTCGAACGGATCCGGTAGTAGTAGAGGGTGCTGGCGTTCAACGAGGTGTTGCTGAAGCTGGTCGCGCTGGCTGCCGTGGTGGTGACCAGGGACCAGTTCGTGTTGTCCGTGGACCGCTCGATGCGGAACCCGGTCTCGACCCCTGACTTGTCCGTCCACGACAGGTTGATCTGCGTGGAGGAGGCTGCGGTCGCCGTGAAGGACTGGACGGCAGCCGGGGTGGTGACGCTGGAGGCGGTGACCCAAGAGGAGCTGCCCGAGGTGTTCGTCGCCCTGATCCTGTAGAGGTAGGCCGTGGACTCAACCCGGCCCGTGTGGGAGTAGGAGGTCGCGTTCTGGGCGGTCGTTGTGACTGATGAGTAGCTCGATCCTGCGTTGGTTGAGACCTCGATGTCGAAGCCGTCCTCGGCGGGGCTTGCGGAGTTGTCCGTCCAGGAGAGGCTGACCGAGTCAGCGAAGTTGCTGGTCGCCGTGAAGCCGCTCGGCGCTGCGGGGATGTTGCTGCTGCCGGCGGCGGTTGCCTGCGTGAACGCCTCACCGTCTTCCATGCCCGTGCCAAAGCAATTGACTCCGCGGATGCGGAAGTGGTATGTCGTGCCGGCCGATAGCGAGGTGAAGGTGTAGAGCGAAGCCGGTGCGTTGATGGTGATCGATGTCCAGTTGTTGTTGCCGGTGCTGATGCCGACCTCGTAGCTGCTGGCGTAGTTTTGCGTGCTCGTCGCGTCCTCCCAGTTGAGGGTGATGGACGAGCTCGTCACGCCCGACGAGGTGAGGTCGTACGGAGCGTCGGGCGCTGCGGTGGCGGCGCAGCCGCCCGTGAACATGGCCTTGCGCATGAACGATCCGATCATGATGGTCCCTCCTCTCCCTCGCCCTGCTCGCCCTCGCCTGGATTCCAGAAGAGGCCCGCGCAGCGGACGGGGTTGGGTCGGTCGAAGAAGCAGATCGCCTTGCCGGCTCGGTCCATCGCCACCCAGGCGACGCACTTGGCCTGGAGGCCGGCAGTCGAGAATGCGCCGCCGTTCCAGTTGCTCCCGACGGGTCCGACGATGACCGACGGGTTGGTCGGGTCCATGCCGTC